TCGCTTGCATAGCATTAGATATATTTGTGGCATGATTTGTAGCAGCAGCAACTTCAGAAGCAGCAAGAGCACCAACGGCTACGTTGTTCATCATACCAATCATACCAGAGTGTAATGCATTGGTTGCTGAAGAATTGAGCAAACCAGAAACGGATAATGCTGGCATAACGCTATTCAGAGCGCCCATCATAGACCCAAGACCAACTTGTCCAGCCAACCCCTGTAAAGCTCCACCGAGCCCACCAGAAGCCATTGAAAGGATACCTGCAGGGCTAGTAAGCTTATCCATCATTCTTAACATTACCATTGATTGTAATGCTTTCTTTAGAAAGATAGCTGCAGTTGCGCTAGGATCAGCGGCAAGAATAGCATCATGAATTGCTTGTGATGGATCTTGAGAACCAGCTGTAGGATGTGACTGATCTAATCCTTGATCCTTCTTATTCTTTTGAGCATTGTCGACCGAGCTCGCATTAGGATTTATTTTTGAAGTAGAAGCACGACCAGTTTTAGCATTTGTACCATATTCTAATCCAAGCTTTGATAAGAAGTCGGCGCGATTAGATGGTAAGTTAGGCGCACCATCATCATTGTTAATCGCTCCACCTTTATTAACAGTCCCATCAGCTGTTGTACAAACGCCGTAATCAGATGGATCTTTGTTCGCAGGATTACCATCACCTTCAGCTTTATCCGTTGCTGAAGGAGTTGCCACCGCATTTGGAGCTCCAGGCAAACCTGAACCTGAAGGAGCATTAGGGAAAACAACTTGTCCAGAACTATTATATGTTACACCAGCCATTTAATTCCTATTTGTTATAATCAGGTAATGCTGAACGATGCAGCGAACCAAGAACAATTGGTATTTGTTTTGTATGTGGATCTAACCAAAAACCAATTACTGTACTTGCTGGGTGATAATTAACCGATTCACCAATACCATTTAATGATGGAGAATTATTCATTATACAATGTCCCCATGGCAAATCTTTATCGTCAATCGGTGTTGGTCCAACATTGTGATGACCATGAACCATTAATTTTACTTTACCAGCTCCACCATCGGGATCTTGAATATCACGAACTTCTGCAGTAAACATTTCCATATGAGAACCGAGTGAATTTTGTGTCATTATACTCCCTCCTGATATGCACCCTTTAAGCATTCTAAATTTGTTACATGGCGAGGTCTTACATCTGGGCGACGAACTTCATGGTGCGTTTTAGCAATAAGCCAACGACCACTCATCTGTGGTTCTGTATCAATTGAACCAGTCTCGCCTGTTATTTTAGGAACATTAGCAGTGATTGTTTTTCCAGGCTCCAAATTAGGATCGCCGATAACAGTCATCTGCATAAGCTGTTCTTGCATCGCTGCCATGTTCAATTGTTTATATGGAATCGATGCAGGAACAAAACTCTTACCAACATTAATAGCCTGATTGGGATTAACAACTCGATGAACTGTTCTGTTCGCATTCGGAAACAAAGATAAGAATGAAGCGAGTGTTGTAATCAAACCAGCACCAAGATTTGTTAATTCGTTCTGTTGTGGTTTAAAATCGTTACTTACGTATTTATGAGTGTGTGGGTCATATGTTGTGACACGCTGATTGATAACACCCGCATGAATACGATTCATAGCATCCATATTTTGTTTGACCTGCCAAGAAAGGATGTTATCATCAATGGTATTGTTAATCGAATGACCGATGGTATTATCCTGTTTGAATATCTTTACGTCACCCTGATTAAGCATGTATTCTAATGATTGGAAATAAAACCCTTTCCAAGTTTGCCAAAACATATAGTTTGAACCTTTGCTCTGAGCTGAGACAGCTTCATTACGTAGGTTTTCAATGGCATGAAAAGATGGCATATTAGGAACAACGAACTTACGATTACCCTTTGTAGGCTCTGTGAAGATAGGTAACTGGCTGTTATGAAAGTTTTGATGAATATCAGATACGATCTGATCGATTGTCGTATTGTAAGCTTTTTGAACCTGATTACCCTGACCTGTCAATGCCTCGCGCGAAACGCATTCGAGCTTATAGGTTTTTGATTTCATAGCACCTTCAATTCCCATATCCTGAACTTGATTCAAATGGAACTGATAGGATACTGAAGCGCCATTCGGAGTGCTATATGATAGGCTAACTGTTTCGTCACCAGCTATTTTAAGATTACCAAGATAATCCTTATCGTCTAACACTTCAATCGTTGCTAGAACTGCAGGAGCAAAAATTGATTCGAAGATATCGAGCGAAAGGAATTGTGGTGCTGCTTGCCAAGGTCCAGATCTTGGAGAGTTAATAGTTAAATCATTTACAAGGAAATCGCCTGGATTTTGTGCCATATTATTTCAACAAATTCTTTACGTTGTTAACATACTTTGGAACATATTGTGGTTGCATCACAAGGATAGTTCTATTACCTTCATTCTTTTCATTCTCAACATCATAGTTATAAACAGGTGTCCAATAAACAAGCTCATCATTTTGAAGAGTATTTGCGAGATAACTGAACGCTGTAATAGTTACGTTCGATTGGCTTTGCTGACCATACAAATAGCCAGATGAGGTGTTGATAACATTTTGAGTGTGTTGAACTATAACTGTTGAAGAGTTAGATTGAACAACCTGACCCGTTCCAGTTCCGTTAATGTTAACAATCTCATTAACAATAAAATTAGAGCTACCTGTGTAATTATAAGAAACGATTTGATTGGTTGAAACTGTCCAATCCTCCTGCACGCGCGAGTAGGATATAGGAATTCCAGCTGGAGAAAAATTCGGTGACCAGTATTTTATTCTATTTAAATTTCCAGCAATTTCAGTGGCATATGCTGATGGGTTGAGAGAAGGCTGATCAACCCAGTTGTTTCTCCAAAATGCAATCGTTTGTGTCGCATTTGCCAACGAACCATACTTCAATTCTATAAAAGAATTAAATTGATCTTGTGTTAAATACCAATCATAATAGGGGTCAATGATATTGTTTGTAAGATATAAAACCCAGCTAGAATATGGATCACTGTAATTGGTATAAGCGATTTGATCGGCTCTATCGCCTTCAGTAATATCTAATGGATAATAAAGATAAGGATTAATCTGAATGTTTTGAAGAGTAACAACACGCTCTGTAATATCAACGACAGCCGTATTGCTGGTGCTATTACCATATTGAATCGTGTTAAAGTTTTTAAAGTAAGTTTGAGTTGCCATTTAATTACCTTACTAAAATATCGATTTCAATGCATTACCAATCGAAGATCCAAACGTTGAAAGATCGACTGTACGCCCATTGAGACCAAAATCGCTTGAAAGCCAGTATTCGATTTCCATAACACCTAAGCGAATTTGAACTTCGGTTGGAGCTGGCGACGCTGCTGAACCAAAGAACGATGGCTGACCTGATGGAGCAAAGTTAATATCAAAGCTTTCGATAACAGCTGGCTTAAATACGTAAGTAAAATAACCACCATTATTAACACTAACTGTAATTTGAACTATATTTGGATATGTCAAAAGTGAACCACCAAGAGCATTGTTTTTATCGGGTAACATATTTGCTCTAAACGTATTGATGATCTGATTTAGCTGTTGCGATTCTGTTTCGTTGCTTGGTGAAAGCTTCCATTCAAGCGCATGTTGTTTAAATGCAGGTTGTTTAAACATAACCGTAAGGAACGGATTCAAAGCAGCACCTTGAGATTGTAATGCAACAGAAGCCTGTTGGCTTGAAGCTAGATTTTGCGCCGCTTGCCCCGCTGCGGTGAAACCTGCTATACCCTCAGCTAACCCTGCAGCCCCGCGACCTTGTTGTAAGCTATTAACCGCAGCGCCTGTTAAAAGGCTAAGACTCTCAGCTGAGTATTGAACATGCTGGCTATCGACCATAGAGTTCGGAAGCGGAAGGCGAATAGTTCCTTGATCGGTATAATAAACATTTTGCTGTGTCAACGATGGCATGTTGTATTGATAAAACGAGAAAGACATCCAAAATGGTTGCTTTTCCAAATCGTATGGGAATCGCATTTGACCGCTGGTAAGCGTAGCTACAGTCGTACTAGTACTAGCGCCAGTTGGTAAACTAGGTGAGCTAGCAGTTTTAGTCGTTGATGTAGATGAAGCTTGACCCGCTGCTTTAGCATTCTGCGCGGCTATCATTGCATTGGTTATTCCAGGCATTAAACGTCCTTGCTAAATATCTTTTTATTATTTATAGGCTGCTATGAAAACGAATAAAGGCTATTTTAAACCACGCAATCCTGCAAAATATAGAGGCAATCCCTCGAATATTATTTATCGGTCAGGATGGGAATTGAAATTGATGCTTTGGTTAGATGGCAGATCAGATGTAATCAACTGGGGATCTGAGGAAGTTGTTATCCCTTATCGCTCGCCGATTGATGGTCGGCTGCATAGATATTTCGTTGACTTCATCGTAACAACCATAAATAAAGAAGGTATAAAAGAAACAACGTTGATCGAAGTAAAACCAGCGGCGCAAACCAAGCCACCTGTTCTTAAAGAAGGAACAAACCCAAGGAATCGTAAGTATATAAGTGAAGTTATGACTTGGGGTGTTAATGAGGCAAAGTGGAAAGCTGCTACTGAATACTGTAAAGATCGAGGCTGGAAGTTTCAGATATTTACTGAAAAAGAGTTAGGAATTACCTTTTAATGGCATCATTATTCGCAGACACATTAGCGCAAGCTTCAGCAAACCAGCTTAAAACAGGTACAAAAGAAGCCATTGACTGGTTTCGCAAACAAGCTTTATCAATTAAGAAAGTTGATCGCCAGCAAATTCTCGGGCAGAACATGCCGTTCAAGCGCCAGCAGATGCTCAACGAAAAGAGCATTGGCAAAATGTATATGTTCGTCTATGATGCTAAAACAAAGAACCTACCTTATTTCGATGCGTTTCCGCTGGTGTTTCCTATCGAGTTTTATGGTGAAAGCTTCCTTGGTATCAATCTACATTATCTACCGCCAAAGACAAGAGCTCTGCTGATGGACGCTCTCTATACGCTGATAAATAATCAAAAGTATGATCAAACGACTCTATTGAAAATGTCATATCAGATATTGAATAGAGCTGGTCGTTTTAAATGGTTCAAACCCTGTTTGAAGAAGTATTTGTTCAGTCAGGTTGGATCGCCTTTCATTTATATTTCGCCAGACGAATGGGACTTTGCTTTGATGTTACCGACTGAAAACTTCCAAGGCGCAAGCAAACAAAAAGTCTTCAAAGACTCTCTATCAATGGTGTAAAATGGCATTTAATATTCTAGACTTTCAATCCTACATTGCCGATACAGGCGTACTTCAAACAAACAAGTACGATGTTATGATTATGTTTGATAACCCAGATGGTATCGGCGCATATAATATCATCGGAGCTGATGGCTCAACAAGAGGCGCAGCAGATAATGTAACAGATCTAAACTATCGTTGTATCAATGCTTCGCTTCCAGGGCTAACAATGCGTACAGCCGACATCAATCGTTTTGGTCTTGGTGTTTCTGAAAAAATGCCTTTCTCTGCTAACTACACAGACGTATCATTAACATTCTTGATGGATCGTTTTGGTGATCAATATAATTTCTGGTACGCTTGGTTCAATTATATTTTCGGCATTTCTGGTCAAGAAACACTTTCTAATATCTATGGATCTTATTCAGTTGGTGGTGATGGAGATTCTGGTCGCCCATTTTATACCGCAGAATATAAAGACAACTATTCGGCGACAATCGTAATTACAGTTTATGATACTGAGGGAAATCCTAACATTCAGGCAACTCTTTTAAAAGCATATCCAATATCAGTAAACGACATCGCACTGAATTGGACTGATAACAATAATCTCGTTAAACTAACAACCACTCTTACGTTTAGAGAGTGGGTGCTTGGAGACGGTCAAACAAACGTCACACTTGGATAATAACTGGAGTAAATTATGGCATTACCTAAAATTGATTACCCTACAATCAACATTGCAATCCCACCTGAAAATAAAACCTATATGTTTCGCCCGATGTTGGTGAAAGAGGAAAAGCTTTTGTTGATGGCGAAAGTTTCCGAAGATGATACAGATATTCTACAGGCGATTAAACAGGTCGTTACAAACTGTTGCATTGAAACATCATTAGATGTTGATACACTTCCGCTATACGCGCTCGAGTATGTGTTTATTAAATTGCGTGGCTTTTCTGTGGGTGATGTTATTAGCGTTTCATATCGCGATTTAGAAGATAACAAGAGCTACGATTTTACAGTCGACTTAAACAAAGTTGAGATCAAGTTCCCAGAAGGCATTGATAAGATAATCAAGATCACTGATACTTCAGGAATCGTTATGAAGTATCCTTCGGCTGGTATTTACTCTGATAAGACATTCCTTAAAGCTGAAGGTGAGGAAACATTCTATCGCCTTGTTGTTCGTTGTATTGATCAGGTATATGATGCAGAAAATGTATATGAAGGTAAGGATTTTGATGAAGATGCTATTCTTGAGTTCCTTGAATATATGGATATTCCAAGCTTTGAGAAAGTGCGTGAGTTTATGCTTAATTTGCCTTCGTTGTAT